TCAGAGGCGGCTATGGTAAGCAATTTAAAATCTTATATCAGAGACGCACTCGACGTAACACTTACAGCATCAAGCGGCGGGGTTAACCATATTCGATTTCCAATGGCTGGTAGAGATGCAGATCACGCCAAGGCATTTAAAAAGATAAACATAAAAGTTGTAGAATACGAGAAGACTTCTATCTCAAGCAAATATCCTACTAAGTTGTTAGTACTTACGAAAGCTGTTGGCAAACTTAGGGTTGGTGATTCCATACCTTGGGTTAACCGACATGCAGGAGCTGCCAAGAGTGGTCCTCGTATGTTTGGCAACAAATCGCTAACACCGGACGCTTTAGGTCTTGCAGGCAGAACACTTACATCTGAACAAATAATGTCTATCATTGAGCCAAAACTTGCAAAGAGTTATAACGCCGATACTGTTGCACAACTTATGGGTATGTGCCAAGCTGTTAGAACTAAAAGCAATAAAATATCATATACTAATTCATTCGATGGACCTGATCTTAGAGTAGTTTCTGCAGACTTCGGTGAAATACTTTCTGCTATATGGTCACAATCTAATCTGCTATTTAAGAGTTCATTCTTTCCTAAATCTAGTAACGAACCCTTAGTAGATTTCTATGGTGTACGGTTTGGTATTGAATATCCAGTGTCAGTTAAATCTGGTGCAGGTAGTAAAGTTTCAATACAAAACATTATTAATTCTATTAACAAAAAAGCTAAGAATGCTTCAGGCGCTGAACTTGCTGCAGAAAAATCTCTTGCGGTATTTAAAATAGTTAATGAAATGCCAATGAAAGATCAAATGATCGAGCTCCACAAATTCATGGATACAGAAGCAATTAGAAAGCTTTCTAGTATTATGAACGTGAGAGTACCCGCTATTACGCAAGATACTATAAAAGATTTTGTTGGTAAGTTTGAAGATCAAAAAGATTTAGTGACTGCGCTTGAACCGTTTTGGAAAGTCATGAACACTAAACTTGAAGAGAAAACTAAAACTGGTGATGATAGGTTTAGACTTGTGCTATCACCGTTAGGCGAATCTATTTGGAAGATACTTAATGCTGACTCTGACATGCGCGAATCGCTTACGCGCCTAGCTAAGCAAGTTACTCTTATTCAAATCAATATTGATGTAACAAAAACAAATATTCTGTTTAAGAACAATTACTTTAAAAACTCGACGTTTAAATTTGGCTGGGCTGGATACGCTGGTAAAAACAAACTCGGTTTCCAAATGGTCAAAAAGGGATAACAATGCTAAAATTCAAACAGTACCTTTCAGAAGGTAAGAACACCCATATGACTCATGCTGAAGATGCTATCATCGATGGTGGCATTGCAGGGACTAAAGGGGTCTTACAGCACTTTAAAGATATAAAGGATATGCTATCTGGTAACGCAAAATCACCAGTAAATATCAGTGTTAAGTGGGACGGTGCACCAGCTGTTTTCGCTGGAACAGATCCTAGTGACGGTAAGTTCTTTGTAGCGAAAAAGGGCGTGTTTAACAAAAATCCAAAAGTATATAAAAACTATGAAGATATTGATGCAGATACTGCAGGCAAAGAAGATTTGAATAGAAAATTAAAATTAGCGCTTGACGAGTTTTCTAAACTTGGTATCAAGGGCATTGTGCAGGGTGATTTCTTATATGATAAAAGCGATATTAAAGAGGATACGATTGACGGCGAACCGCATATTACTTTCCATCCTAATACGATTGTTTACGCGATACCTAAACAATCAGACCTTGCTAAAACAATACTCAAGTCCAATGTCGGAGTGGTCTGGCACACAGTCTACAGAGGAGACTCTTTTGAATCAATGTCAGCGAGTTTTGGTGAGGAGATTGCATCTGATCTCAAAACAATAAAAAGCTGTTGGTCTGTTGACGCTGTATTTAAAGATCAATCTGGTACTGCAAACTTTACTGCAAAAGAAACAGAAGAACTGGAAAAGGTTTTATCTGCTGCAGAAGCTTTATCTAAAAAGATTCCTCGCAATGCACTAGAAGGCTTAAGTGATAATGGAGATCTTAATAAAAGATTAAACGTGTTTATTAATACAAAAGTTCGCGAAGGTCAGCGTATTGGTAATCCGAAAACATTTGCTAAGCAGTTTCAAACATATTTAAACGGTTACTTTGATAAAGAGATAGATGCTAAGAAGTCGCCAAAAGGTAAAGACACTTGGACTAATAAGAAAAATGACGCTATGGCTTATTTTACAAAGAATAAGTCGAGAGATATTGAAAACGTCTTTACAATGTATAATTTAGTCGTAGATGCAAAGCATATAATTGTTCGAAAGCTAGATAAAGTTGGCGGTCTCAAGACTCTCCTTAAAACCAAAAAAGGATACGAAGTAACGGGACAAGAAGGTTTTGTTGCCATCGACAGACTTGGTAAGAATGCATTAAAGCTTATTGATAGATTACAGTTCAGCAAAGCTAATTTTTCAACAGATTATATTAAAGGATGGAGCAAATAATGGCTATTTGGAACAAATTAACACAAGCGTTTACTCCTAATGGTACAACTCTATTTGAAACGCAACAGCTTGCGATAAAAATGGCAGATATACTGTAGGTTTCGATATCTTATTAGTAGATAACCCATAACTTGACAGCTTGTCACATATTCCGCAGGTGACTACCGACTATACCAAATTGGCACACTAAAATACGCCATGTTTTCGCATTTTCTTGATAAATATAATTGTTAAGCGTTATACTAAAGTATAATGAAACATATATACGCGTTAAGGAGATGCAAAATCATGGCACACACAATTCAAACTTCACCTTCAATTACCACTCTAGCATACAGTAAAGTAGTTAAATTTGCTTTACGTGTTAATAAAGCTATCGCAGTACGATCAATGAAGCGTCAAGCATATAATCAATTAGCCTCCTTATCAAATAGAGAATTAAGCGACATTGGTTTGACTCGTGGTGATATCATGGCCGTGGTAAATGATAACTTCTATAAAGATTCTATTCGCAGTCGTGAAATCTTGCCAGACGCAAACCTTGAGCGTTGTGCAAACATCAAAGATTGGGTGTAACTATGTGGGCACGTCTTAAATTAAACATCGAAATTCTTGGTTATAACAGAGCCATTGGGCATATGAAATCACAGGCTGGCGTTGGCGTCACACAAAACATGATTGACGGGCTGATCACAGAACGTAATAAAGTTGAAGACTGTTTGGTAGCGTTGAAAAAAGAACAACGTGAAGCCCGTTTTGGTAGAACATTGACTGCTTAAACAATACTATAAACTTAGTTAGTAATCTCGTATAAATAAAGGTAGACATTAAGTTGTTTGCCTTTTTTTTACTTTAAAATAGATTATGGAGCTGGTTGATGAATATTGAAAAGAAAATGACACATATATGGATTGGACCAAAAGCAGCGCCTACTAAATGGATGAACACTTGGAGAGATATGCACCCTGATTGGGAATACAGCGTATTTACTGACGAGATGCTATGGGCGCGCAAATGGAGAAATCAATCTCTTATTGAAGAATATTATAGACGAGGAAGATATGCTGGTGCGCATGATCTTATTCGTTATGAGTTGATATATGAACGAGGTGGATTTTGGCCCGCTGCAGATTCTGTATGTTTACATAACACTGATGAGTTATTCACAAGCCCAGAACACCATGCATATACTGTTTATGAAAGTGAAAAAGCTAAACCTGGTTACGTTTCTCCTATTCTTGCTGCGAACGCAGGCAATGAAGTAGTTGGAGCAATCATTGATCAGTTGCACAAATTACAACCAAACCAGCTTCATAACGAGCCGTTCATGTCTACGGGCAACGCATTCTTGGCTAAGTTTTTACTTCCATTCATGGCTGCTGATAAGGTAACTGTATGGCCTTCGTATACGTTAATACCACAATGGTATGGATCTATTAAAAGATATGACGGACCTGGGAAAGTGTACGCCGAACAATATTTTGGTTCTACTGGTGCGAGATTGCAACTTAAAGGATATGATGAAGGGAGATAATTATGTGGGCAACTAAAGCTTATATATTAAAAATTGATTCAGACATTTCAAACGAGTACGCTAAAATATGTGCAGACTCATGCGATGATGTAGGGTTGCGTTGGGAATATTTTAACGGTTATCAGAATCAATCAGGCAAATCTGTTTTTGCGTCGCTTGGTATTCATTGTGTACACCCAGAACCATACGCGTTTATTGCTAATCCAACACCTGCTCAAAAGGCCGCATGCACTACAGCGGGGCACTTTGCCATCTGGAAAGCTATCTCAGAGGGGCCAGATGAGGCCGTAGTGATACTTGAGCACGATGCTATAATGTTACACCCAGTTACAGTAGATGTACCAGATGATCGTATAGTGGTTCTCGGATATAAAGTATTAGATCCAACAGGTTACGATCACAAGACCGCTGGAATGCCTAAAGAATTAATTGAAATACAAGGGCATGAAGGCGCTCACGCATATGCTATTACGCGTGTAATGGCCAAGAAACTTCTAAAAGAATTGCAAGAACAGGGTATTAGAAGCGCGATTGATAACGATTATTTTATTGTAAACCAAAGAAGAACTAAGTATCAATTGTGTATAGCATCACCAACTCCTGCACTAGGATGGTTAAGAGAATCTACTATTTGGGGCAAATCTGCTGCTAGAAACTATAAGTTCATACCTTCTTTTCAAGAAAATTATAAATAAAGCAATCAGCACATATATTAATAGATCTAGGAATAAAACATGGCTAAGCCAGATATTAAAAAGAAAAGAAAAAGCTTTAAAGAGTTTGATGGTTCTAAATACATCGAGCTTGAACCAACGCTAGAAGAAGCTGTTAAGTCTAGCACGGTAGTCATGACTTTTGGAAGAATGAATCCTATGACAATAGGCCATGAAAAGCTCGTAGAGAAATTGCTTAAAGAAGCTGCAAAGCGTAAAGCAGAACCGATGGTTTTTCTTTCTCATTCCTCTGGTGCTAAAACAAAATCTGGCAAAGGTGCTGTTAATAAAGATCCTCTTGCGTATGACGATAAGATTAAATATGCTATTAAAGCGTTTGGTCCTGTAGTTAAAAAATCCCCTCTTAAAATCTTAATGTTGATTGCAAAATCTTTACAAGGTAAATATAAGAACTTAGTGATGATTGCTGGTTCAGATCGGGTTGACCAATACAACGAATTGCTAAACAAATATAACGGCAAAGATTATACCTTTGATTCTATCGAGGTTGTTTCTGCCGGTCAAAGAGATCCAGATGGCGAAGGTGCTGCTGGTATGTCTGGAACTAAAATGCGCGAATTTGCAGTTGCTGGCGATCTTAATAAATTTGCAAGTAATCTACCAAAAGCTCTTAAATCGAGTGCACAGGAAATTATGGATAAAGTAGCTAAAGCGGTTAATCCGTTATCTGAAGAAGTTGAAGAGTTAGACGAAGTGTTGAGTCGGATGCAACGACGCAAGCGCGGAATTTCTATGAGAAAAGCACGATTCAAAATTAAACGCGGCAAAGAGAAAGCTGCTAAAAGAACTGCTTCACAAGATGTATTAAAGAAGCGCGCTCGCAAAGCTGCTCTTAATATCTTTAAAAAGAAGTTTTCTAAAAATAAACGATATGCTGATTTATCACCAGGTGAAAAAGAAGTAATCGAGAAGCGTATTGCAAAGATTAATAAGAGTCGTATCGAACAGATCGCTCGTAAGCTTTTACCAAAAGTTAAACAAAAAGAAAGAGAACGTCGTAAATCTATGATGTCTGGCGGATCTTCTAAGAATGAAAGCATTAACGAAGCATCTACCAAGGATCAAAGAGTTATGGTTAGACCTCATATGTTAATGGATAAGAACAATAAGCCAAAGACTGATGGCCGGTTCCGTATGTTCAAGAAAAAGGGTGTTAACGAAGATACCATGGAAGAGCATTATGAATTGTTTGAATTAATGGAAGCTACTGAAAAGTTTAGTGCAGAAATAAAGACAGAAGAAGGTGGTGCTGGAGATGAAGGTACACCTCGTCTATTAGCTAGATTGAAAAAGGATACTCCTTTGTCAGAAGCAAACAGCATTAAAGCTGGTGATGAAGTTCGTCTTAAAGCAAAATATGCTGAATCCAAAAATGAAGCTAAGCTAGTATACGTAGTTAAAGAATTAAGAGGACCGCGTGTTCTTATTGCGCCAAAAGTTTGGAAAAGCGGTATAGTCCCAACTGAAAGTGTTCAAATGTATATGATCCAGAAAGTTTAACTAATATAATGATAACATATAATCAATACCATCCTGACTGCAAAAAAGCGTTAGCAACAATAGAGAAGTTAATGAAATGAAAAGCTTTAAAGAATTAAGAGAATCATTATTAGAAGAGAAAGATTCTGCAGAATATAACGACGAAGGCGGCATGTCAAAAGGCCAACTTCAAACTGCTATGGATGCATCAAAAGAAATGATGTCTATGATTGGTGATGATGATAACCTACCTGAGTGGGTCCAATCAAAAATTACTAAGGCTTCTGATTACTTAGATACTGCAAGAGACTATTTAAAGTCCCAAGGCGATGTAAAAGAAGAAAAAGTGGTAAAGACTTTTTATAAATAACACTAAATATAAGATAAAGGTTATAACACATGATACGGTTTACAGATTATAGAAACAAGAACAAAAAGCATATGCATGAGTCGCAAGATCTTACTGAAGGTAAGATGAAAGACTTCCATGATATGGTAAATAAAGGTATGTCTGCTGCCGAGATTGCTAAAAAAATTAAAATGCCAGTTAAAGATGTTGCTGATTTTATGAAAGGCATGAAGAAAGAAGATCTTGATGAAGGTGGTCTCTGGGCTAACATTCATGCTAAGCGCAAGCGCATTAAAAATGGTTCTAAAGAAAAGATGAAGAAGCCAGGATCTGAAGGTGCTCCTACTGATCAAGACTTTAAAGACGCTTCTGAATCAGTTGAAGAAGGTCTTGAGCAAGACGGGCCAAAGACAAAACTTAGCAAGTCGTTTGGTTTCGGCACTGGTAAAAAAGTTAGTGATTACAGAGCTAAAAAAGCCAAACAGCGCAGTGATATGAATAAGAAGAATGATCCAGGTGCTGCTAAAAAGCATTTAGCTCTTAGTGTTATTGATAAAGAAAAAGCTGACAAGAAAGCTAAACCTAAAGGTACGTCTATTAATAAGCAATGGCGCAAGAAGATGGGTTACGAAAGTGTAGACATTGAAGAAGCTAAGAAAGTTTCAGACATGACTCCAGCAGAAAAAGCAGCTAACGACAAGAAGCGTAAAGAGTACAATGCGTACCAAAAGTCTAAGCGCAACGAATCTTTAGATGAAGCTAGATCAAGTGCATCAGACCAAGCTGCTAAAGCTGGAGCTTATAACGGTGGTAAGAGTAGCAGCAACACCGACAATAAAGCACACTTATCTGGCAAGCTATCAGGTGATGCTCTTACTAAACATAGAGCAAAACGTTCTGCTGAATATGAAGCAGATCTTGTGAAAAAACGAGCTGCAAACGCTGCTAAGTTAAATGCAGGATACAATGAATCTGAAACTAATGATTTAACAGCGCAGTATATTAATGAAAACAATATTACTGTAGACCAACTTGAAAATATGACAGAAGAAGAGCTTAACGAGTTGATCGGTAAAGCAATCGGTGGCGCATTTAAGCTTGGTGCAAAAGCTGTTGTAGGTACTGCTCGTCTTGCTAAAAAGGCTGCTAACCGAGCTTCTGTTTCTGGTAGAGCAGATGCTGCTGACGCGAAAGCGGACAAGTTTGATAATAAGATTAAAGCTAAGAAAGCTGCAACTGACAAGAAAGCTGCGGACCGTGATAGAATTACCGCGGCCGCTAAAAGGCTTAAAGCTGCTAAAGAAGCTGCTAGAAGTAAACCAGAAAAAACTAATAAATAACAATAAGAAAAACCTTAAGGAGAATTACAATGGCACTATGGGGAAAGACCGACGCATTAGCTTCCGTACCAACATGGTTAGAAGATGCTGCAGCTAACACAAACAAATCAAACGATCGCGATAACGCAATCTTTGTTGACCTTACCGAAGCAGGTATTACAGCTAACCGCGCAAAAGGTATTACTGGTCCAGGTTGGTGGTTGTACACTACAGATGGTACACGTCACCACGCTGAATGCCTAGTACCAATGAAAGTATCTGCTGCAGATGCAGGCGACTTAGGTGTTACTGGCAATACTGCTGTCGAAGACACAATCGTCGCAGACGCATAAGAGATATAGTATAATATGATATTAACAGAATCAACCTTTCTGTTGTTTGCATCGAAACATTATGACAATCCTCAATGCGCTGATATTTCAGAGTTTGAGGAAGATTTAAAGCGATTCCAATATTTACGAAAACTTTTTGGTAGATATAGGCAAGATGCAGACCTCAAGGAAAGGTTGATTCTGAATCACTTGATTATTATCTATAACGTTTTTGGTCCAGAAGCAACAAATATGCTTTTCATGAAGCTCCACGAATTTCATGATTGTTTAAAGCCGTTCGTAGAATACTTAAATTACATGCCACTGGTTATTCAGTATGACGATGTAGTTTTAGCTAAACAAAATATAGATTCTGATGATTCTATATCAATATTACTCAAAGGAATTTGACGCATGTTCGTCGATCTATTTTTAGTATATCAATTCGTCCGTAGATTAGCTACACCATTTGAAAAGTGGGATGCTTTTAAAGAAGGCGTGATTGATAAAAGTGGTACTGTTCTAATAAAGAAAAAAGAACGTACATCAAAGCAGAAAAAGGCTTTTGGCCTTTTTGATGTTATGGTTATGAATCTTAAGAAATTGTTAGCAAAGGCACCTGGTGGTAGTTCTAAGATAGCATCATATGCTGCAGCACTATTCCTAATCAAAGAATATAAAGTGTTTACTGATGAATCAATGCTTACTGAAGATTTAACTGAAGAACAATTAGAAGAGTCTCTATCTATATTTAATGACCGATATGTCAATTATACCATGCTTGCAGAGAATGTCAACCTTTTTATTGAGTTAAACGAAAAAGAATCAGTTATTAACACTAAGCCAGAATTAGAAGAAGAACCAACAAATAACGTTAGTGACGGCAATGTTGCTGGCGTGGACGCAGGACATATGTCTAAAGCAGGTCAAAAGAAATGGACCAGCAAAAACAAATCAACAAACAAGAAAAGACTTAGAGATATTATGGGAGTACCAAAATGATTACGCTAGAACAATTCAGTGCAATGATTCCAAAGAACAAGGATGCCAAATCATGGTATGAATCCGCTGTTCCTATGTTTGAAAAATACGAGATCAATACAGCTAATCGTATTGCTGGTATGATGGCACAATGCGCACACGAATCATTAGACTTTACTAAATTAGAAGAGAATATTAATTACAGCGAAAAAGCGCTTAATTCTGTATTCGGTCGCTACTTCGGAAAAGGAAAAAGAAATGCTAAAGAATATGCGCGCAAGCCTGAAAAGATTGCTAACTATGTCTACCAAGATGAATTCAGATCTAAACGTGGCGCTCTTGGCAACACCGACGCTGGGGATGGGTGGAGATTTAGGGGCCGCGGTATTAAGCAACTTACAGGCCGGAATAATTATGCAGCATTTGCAAAGTCAATCGGAATTGGAACAGAAGAAGCAGCAGAATACGTAGCAACTCCTAAGGGTGCTATGGAATCAGCATGCTGGTTTTGGAAAACAAACAGACTAGAACGTTTTGCTGATAAAGATGATAATCTAGGGTTGACAAAAGCTATTAATGGTGGTACAATTGGTTTAGAAGACCGTAACCGTCGTTATGAAGCTGCTAAAGCTATCTTAGGCGGAGCAAGTGTTCCTAAAACAACAACTAAGGCTTCAACTGCATTACGTACCCTCCGCAAAGGAGATAAGGGTGATGATGTTGCAGCAATGCAAAAAGCGCTTGGTATTACAGCTGATGGAGACTTTGGCTTTGGTACACAAACAAGTGTTAAAAAATGGCAGAAGCTTAATGGTTTGGTTGCTGACGGCATTGTCGGACCAGCTACACAATCAAAGTTACTCGGTTAATAAATAGATCCACCAGAATTAAACTAATCACAAAGGAGAATTAATATGTCTTTAGAGAAAATTGTTGCGGAAGCAATGGCAGGACGTCCATTAGAAATGAAGGACGCATTTGCAGAAGAAATCGAATTACGTATCCAGAACCGTCTTGAAGAAAAGTACGTTGAAATCATGGAAGCTAAGAAAGCTGACGAAGATGAAGACGACGAAGATGAAGACGAAGATGATGTGGAAGGCGAAGACGACGAAGACGACGAAGAAGATGAAGATGATGATAAGCCTGCTTTTATGAAGAAAGGTAAATAAGACGACCTAGGTCGTTTTAATATTATTATGCCCTCATTTTTATATGTCGGAATGATTCTCATGGTAGTAGCTGGTGGTGGTGCTTTGTATTATAAGTCCACTCAGGCTACTATCATGGAATTAACTGCGTACAACGCACAGCTCACGGCAAACGTTGAGCAAATAGAGCAAGCGAATCAAAAGAACATTGATACTATCGCTAGTATGGAAGCTAACTTCGAAACACAACGTGAAAATTTTGAAGAATTGCAAAGCAGCTTTAACACAATACGTGAACAAAAAAACCAACTCCAAAATCGTTTAGGTCGGCATGACATTGGCGCACTCGCTGCTGCTAAACCTGCGCTGGTTGAAAGAGTTATTAATACAGCATCAGTAAAAGCATTCAGGTGTTTTGAACTAGAGTCTGGTGCACCTTTGACAGAAAATGAAAGGAGCGCTACGAATGGCAAAGCATTTAACAGTGAATGTCCTTGGATTTATGATGATCTTATCGCTAGCGGCGTGCTCGTCGAATCCAGTACAGCCACCAGCCAAGATAATAACTGAAACTGAATACGTTACCCCTCCACGCCCTATAGTAACACAACCAGACCAACTTGCTTTAAGAGATGTAGATTTCATTATTGTTACTGCAGATAACTTTGAAGAAGTAATGGCAGATTTAAGAGACGACAAAGTGTTGTTTGCTCTGACCGCAAAAGGATATGAAGATATAGCACTAAACCTTGCAGACATAAGAGCATATATTCAGCAGCAAAAACGTGTAATTATATTATACGAGAAGGTATGGGAAGAATAAATAGAACAGGATACTAAAGTATATAGATGAACTCCGAGATTAATTTCCGGAGTTTTTCCAATTATAAGGAACTAAAACCGTGGCAAATCAAGATATCAGTCTAACAACAGATGTGGCTTTGATAAAGAAAGATCTAAAACAAATTGAAAGATTTTTCGGCAGATTCGATTCTGCACTTGATACTATGAACGCAATTTCAAAGACCGTTGCTGTGCAAGATGAAGCTGCAAAGTCTATTTCGTCTAAAATAGATTACATAGAAAAGCGTGTGGCAGAGCACAAAGAAGAAGATGTGCTTCGCTTCCAAACACTCGATAATCGTTTAGAAGAAATGCGGGAGTCTGCTTACAACGATCATGCGCGGATCGCAAAAGAAAGTAACCAAACTCGCAAAGAACGAAATGAAGAAATAATGCTACAGCTTGGAAAGATGAATGGCTCGTTAGACGCTCGCCTATCTAAGATAGATGACCGCATTAAGCTCTTAGAGCAGTGGAAATGGTACATTGCTGGCATTGGTGCTGTAGTTATCCTTGTTGCCGCAAATATTAAATGGACAGGCCTCTTTTAAGTTGACACCCACACTAGATTAGTATATAATAGATCTAATATCCTTTGTAATGTAACGCAAAATATATGTTGACATTGTAGACTTTATGGTTTATAATAAATCTTATATAATGATCTGGTGGAAAACTTTATAATATGGCAGAATTTATTGATATACAATACGCACAGATGCTTTCTGGTCGTCTTGATCACTTCAAAATACGACATACCGCTCCATACAAAATTAACTTTCGATGTCCATTGTGCGGTGACTCTCAAAAGTCTCGTTCAAAGGCTCGTGGATGGTTACTAGAACGTGATAACAAGTTTTCTTATTATTGTCACAATTGCGGTGCATCTCATAGCTTCAATAACTTTCTAAAAACAGTCGATCCTTTATTGTATAACGACTATATTGCTGAGAAGTTTATATCTGTAGCAAATACGTCTACTAAAGATACTAAGAAAGAAGCTCCAGACGAAGCGTTTAAAACAAAAGCTCCAGTGTTTACTAAATCAAATGATCCGCTCAAGAAGCTTAAAAAAGTTAGCCAGCTTTCGCACGAGCATCCTATAAAGAAATATATCACTAAGCGCCAAATTCCACCAGCACATCACTATCGTCTATTTTATGCACGTCGCTTTATGACATGGATTAACGAAATCATTCCAAACAAATTTGATCCAGCAAAAATTGGTAAAGACGAACCAAGACTAGTAATACCTTTCTTAGATGAAAACGGCAAGATCTTTGGTGTATCAGCTCGTGGGTTTAATCCTAAGGGAATCAGATATATAACTATAATGTTTGATGAACGTCCAAAGATATTTGGCTTAGACAAAGTTAATCTCGATCATCCATATTATATTGTCGAAGGTGCTCTCGATAGTATGTTCCTTGAAAATTCTATTTCTATGAATGGCGCAGAGGGCAATGGTAACTCAGCAAATGAAAACGCGATATATGTTTTTGATTCAGAGCCACGTAATAAAGAAATCCATAAGCGTATGGAAAAAGTAATTAAAAATGGCTATAGCATTTGTATATGGCCAGAAAATCTTCCAGGTAAAGATATTAATGATTTGCACCTCGCTGGATTAAACGTAGAAAAACTTATTGAAGATCATACTTATAAAGGCCTACAAGCCGAGTTAAAATTTCAGTCATGGAGAAGAACTTGATTAGAGGCATATTAGCGCACGATGATGCGTGGGGAATTGGCAAAGACGGTGATTTACCGTGGGCCAAGAACAGTGATGATTTGCGATGGTTTAAAGCGTGTACTGATGGGCAAACCGTTATTATGGGGCGTCATACTTGGGAAAGTTTACCTGCTTCACTTAAACCATTGCCGAATCGTTTAAACGTAATCGTTACTACAAACAAACTGAGTGAGGAATCTTTTGGTTCTGTTGTAGTAACTATGGAACAATTAATCTCGATCCTTCCGAGCGGATCAAATCACGAATTGCCACCACAAGATATCTGGATTATTGGTGGTGCACAGTTAATTAATAGCATGCTATTTTATATTGATGAACTTTGGCTCAATCGCGTAGGTGGATTTTACGATTGTGATGTTCATTTGCCAAGGGCACAAATTGAAAAAATGTTTTATCCAGCTGATATTGATGATAAAGACTTTGGAACAATTACAAAATGGAAGAAAAATAATGTTTGATTATGAAAGACTACTACGTGTCATTATGGAATCAGGTAAAGATGTAGATGATCGTACTGGAACTGGTACACGTTCTATTTTTGGCCATCAAATGCGGTTTAATTTGCAAGATGGTTTTCCTGCAGTAACTACAAAGAAACTTGCGTGGAAATCAGTTGTTGGAGAACTACTGTGGTTCCTTGAAGGTAGTACTGACGAACGCCGTTTAGCTGAACTTACGTACGGTAAAAGTACTTTAGAGTTGCAAGGCAAGAAAACTATTTGGACTGATAACGCAGATAACCAAGGCAAAGAACTTGGCCATTATAATTCATTTGTACGTAAAGAACTTGGGCCAGTTTATGGTCATCAGTGGAGATCATTCGGTAAAATTGGTGAGTACTTCCCTGGAATTCCTGAGAGTGTTGATCAAATCAAATGGTTAATTAACGAGATTAAAACTAATCCAAATAGTCGTAGATTGATTTTAAGTGCATGGAATCCTAACCAAACAGATAAAATGGCGCTTCCACCTTGCCACGTTATGAGTCAATTCAGAGTGTATGATGGAGAATTGAGTTGTTCACTATATCAACGATTTTTTTGTCTTTGTCGAGTATTCTGCTAACCGCGTTTTGTGAATAACAGTCGGCAGTTATTCTTTCGTTCCAGTCGTGGTAGGGATATGCAGAGTCCTGCAGTTCAATAGCTTCCAGCCAGGGGTTCTCCCTTGGCGGCTGATAGAAATGGCCGTGGATGCAAACGTATCGATTCATATTTATTAACCA